CATTTGTAGGCAACGTTAAATCAGTTGTGTTTATTTTTGCTGCTGTAATAGTGTTAGCACCAATTCTGTCAGCAGATATTGTGCCTGCATTTATCTTGTCAGCACTCAAATCATTTATTTTTGCATTAGTGATTTGTGCATCACCTATGAGCGCAGTTGTAATATTTGCCGTCGCAATCTTAGCCGTTGTGATTTGAGCGTCTCCAATCTTAGCCGTTGTAATCGCTGCGTTTGCTATCTTAGCACTTTGAATAGTTGCGTTAGCAATACGTGCATTTGTTATAGCTCCGTCTTGTATACGTGCGCTGTCTATAAATACTGAACCCCCACTAACTATAAAAGGTGCTACATTAGCGTTAGTTCCATTCCAAATTGCAAACTTATCTGCTTGAAATTGCACAAAAGATTGTGCTCCTGAGCCATCACTAGCATTAGAGCCAATCACCATTCCAGCTACTGATTTACTATTGTTAGACTCTGTAGCTACTTGCAATACAAACATTGCATTAAGATCACCTGTATGACTAGCTGTAGTGGTATTTAATGTATTAATCGAACTAGTATTGCCATTAACAGTAGAGGTCAAACTAGTTACAGAAGATGCAGTAGCATTTTGTGCATTAGTTACTGTAACAATGTCAGACTGAGCAGTAGCCATAGCCGCAGTTAAAGTGCTACCCGTAAAACTAGTACTACCAAAAAGATTAACTAGTGTTGCATCACGTCCTGCCACCCAAGCATTATTAGAAGCATTTCGTGTATATATTTGACCGTCATCAGTATCAAACCAAATATCAAAAGCTCCTATAGATGAACCGTCTGCTCTAGTGCTTGGAGCACTAGAAGATTTTATTATGTTAGCAGCTGCTGCTGTTGTAGTTATTAAATTAAATCCAGGTAAGTTAGATAAACTTTCTGATAGCTGTTGCATGACAGCCCCTATATTTTCTATTGTTGTGGCTTTTGTACCATTTGTTTGATTAAAAGGCCCTCTTACATTACTGGTGCTTACAAACCTAACCCAATAAAAATATGTCTGATCATAGCCAACGGGGTCTGTAATAATAAAAGAAGCAGTAGTTGTTATAAGAGTTGCAGTTCCTACCTCATCATCTCTTGAACGCCACACCTCTGTAAAAGCATGGTTACTATACTGAGCGGGATTCCAAGTAACTATTATTTCTGTAAAAGCACCAGAAGCCTCTAGGCCTGTAGGAGCAGGAGGAATAGCTAAATCGCCTTTTTGATCATCGTTGGGTATAAAATCAATAAGACCATTTGGGTCAAACGGTCTCTCACTTAAACGTTTTGCTAAACCGCTTTCTACAAGTTCTCTAAGAGTAACAGCTCTATCTAAAGGGTCGCCACGTCTACCTAATCTAATCTCTTGAGCTTCTCTCATGGACTCAAGAGTATCTCTTAATTCTCTATCTATTTTTGGTGGGATGTTTTTTAAGGCAGGAACTTTAGTAGACATTAGATTGCCCTTAATTCAGCCATTGAATCTCCTACGCAAATTTCATTGACGATGGTAGCTCCTTCTACTTCTACTGCGTATGTTTTATGAACGCTGGCCGGTAAACGTACAACAGGTTCTGATATAGCCGTTGAACTAAAACTAGGCGTAGTGCCTGTTACAGTAAAAGCATTACCAGAAGAAGCTATAACAGCATTATATATAACACTGCCATCTCCGTATACTTTTACTCTAACTGGGTAAGTTTCTGCATCTACTTTTGCAAAACCCATACTCGTAGGTTTAGGCATAACATATTCTTTAGATTTCCAATTAAAAGTTAAATTAGTATTGCTACCTTGAAATTTTTTAATCGTGTTGCTTATAATTAAATATAACTGACTGTCGTCCGGATCTGTATGGCCGCCACGTATCAAACCACTAGCATCTAAATCTACAAAACTTGTACCATCAGATACTCTTGGGTCAAATATAAAACCGCCATATCCACTACCTGTAGAATAAAAACCTACATATCTTTGTTCCCACAAAAAACCTGTAATAGTAGCGGGGTAATAAATAGATTGCCATTGACTAGGAGTTATTATACCTTCTGTAAGGTTTCGTACAGTTGTTCCTTCAGCTGCGATCAAACCGTCCGGACTAGCATATATAACATAAGGACCCATATCTACCATAGACCGTTTGTTTAAATTAGCTTGTGAACTTTCTATACGTATTGCAGTCATAGTGTCAGGGCCTGAACCTGTAATTAAGTAAGGCACACCTTTTGTAGTAACTAACACACCATTCGATACTACTTTTATGGCTACTATTTCTTCTTCAATAGCTATTCTATAAGAAGCGGGCCAAGCGTGTGGTAAAAAAGCTTCACTAAAACATACACGTTTACCAGTAAAACCTGCAAACACACCTCCCGGTAAAGCACATAACCCTTTCATAGGCCCATCAGGATACAAAGTTGTATCGTCGTCTGGTGGTGCAATCCATGTAGTAGAAGGTATTACTTCTGCTAGTTCGTTATTATTTGACGTATCCGCATATGTAGTTGTAGCGAGCGTTACCTCTGCAACAAACTGAAATGCGGTTGTATTTGAACCGGTGTTAGATCTATATATACGTTTCTTAAGTAAGTTAGTATTTGATTTTGCACTACTAGTTTCTAGGTTACTTAAGTTTACGGTCTGATTATCGTCTGTTGTCACCACAGTAGAGGCAGGAGAGGGTGGCCCTTCTTCACCATAAGCAGTTACAAAGGTATAAACATAAGATGTTTCAAAATCTATATTGGCGTCTGACGGTCCGCCAAAAGCAGCACCATTTGTTACAGAGCTTGATGTGCCACTGCCTGTAGCAGAACCACTGGTTTCTACAGTAAGAGTTGTGGCAGACGGAGTGGATACTATTTTAAAATCGCCATTTATTTCATCGGCAGTAAGACCATTAGTATTACTAAAACCTGCAAGCGTAACAAACTGATTTGCGGCAGTATTATGAGCACTAGCAGTGGTTACAGTTATAGTACCAGAACTTTGTGTTGTAGTTATGGTTGCGTTTATTTGGGTTGCAGCAGCTACGGCTACAGTTGGGGCGGCTGTCGGAGCTGGTACACCTAATCTATAAAAAGCATCTGGATACGGTGCACTACCTAAAATGATGTCACTTCTACCCATTCTAGGAAAAGACTGACCTGACCAATAAATCGTGTCGTTAGTGTCCCCGGCAATTGGTCCACGTACGACGTCTACATCTTCATCAAACTGCAACCAACGTTCTGGACTGTCAGTATATTTAAATATGGTTTGCTTAGTTGTATTAGCTAGAGTTGAAACACCGCTAGAAGGGTTGGTAGTAGAATTATCTGTTATAGGAACTAAACGTCCGCTCTCTAAGTTTACATCCGTTGCAGTTTGGGCAAGAGTATCTGCTAATAGTCTAGGAGATATTCTTGGTGCTTTGCCTCCGAATGTATTAAGTTTAAAGTAAGCCATAAAATCATTTTCCAGTGTTTAGAACAGATTCCTGTAGTTCTTGACTCCTTCTTCCTACTTGAGTAAACCATTTACTATCTTGCATCTCAACAGCCATTAGACTCCATTGATGTTTTCTACAAGCGTCTAACATTTTTTTAAACTTAGAAAGCCTCGTGCCACCTAAATTAAAACACATGTTAACAAGCACGTGTTGTATGTTTTCAGGTAAATTATAAAAACCTTCATCTGTACCAAACACATGTATTGCTTCTGCAAGATGTTTATTAAAATCATCTTCGTAATACATGTCTACTACTTCTTGTGACACTTTTGTACCAACTTCCCAATCATACTCAGGGTCTTCTGGTTTACAAAGATGGCCTATACCTAACGTTTTAAAACCTAAACTATCTTCATAGATTTCTAAAACTTCACCCTCATGGCGTTTTATTTCAGCTTTACATTTTTCAATGTCCATACCTACTCCTTTTTTTCTGTTTCTATTTTAACCTTAGGTTTTATTTTATCTTCTTTTAAAATAGTTTTTAACTCCCCGTTAAGCGCAGCTATGCTTGCTTGCGTTAACTTAACATCCATTGCTAAGTTATTAAGGTTTTGTTGACCTTTGAATAAAACATTAAAGGCTTCTATTGCTCTAGGCGTTAGATCCTGTATGTCATATTCGTTATCATCAAAAGTAACAGTTTTTATTTCGTTATTATTTTCCATATAAATACTCCTTATTAAGTTATGGTTTGTTTAGTATATCCTTAAGAAAAAAGCCTGTCCACGCCGCTCATACCTATAATAAGTATGTAAAGGCCCATAATATATCTAGTATACTTTGAGTCCATAGCGTCAAACTTAGCGTCTCCTTTATCTAGACGTTTCTCTATGTTGTCAACTTGTGCTTCTACTTTTGCTAATGATTCTTTAGTTGTTGCCATAATTAACTATTAGATGATATATATGCTTTACCTGTAGTAATAGCATTAGTGCAATCAGTTTTTTTACTACTTGATGAGCCTTTTACATTAGGCGTTACATCATCACTATCAACAGGTGCGTACTCTAAAATAGTTTCTAAGTGGTCAACATTCTTTTGCACCATTGCATTTATTTCAGTTTGTGTCATGCCTGTAACATCCCAACTTCCATCTTTAACACCATTAATTAAATTAACGCTATCCATAGCGTGGTTTAAACATTCTGTTACTGTTTGTGTCATATTATTCTCCTTTTAACTTTCTAGAGCAGCTACTTTTGCTTCTAATTCTTGTATTGCTTTTACTAATATAGGTATTAATTTTTCATATTTCATACTATATGCTTTTCCATCATCTGATAATTCTATAGCTAAATTAGTTTTATTAGCTTTATCATATCCTGCTGCTTTTTCTAATACTTCAACGTCTTGAGCTTTAAACCCTATATCTAACCAATCTTCTTTATGGGTTCCATCATGTGTAATAGTATTTAAATCTGTGTTTGGGTTTGTTTTCCAATCTACATATTTATGTCTTTTATCCCACTTATAAGTATATGGTTTCATTTGTTTTACAAAATCTAATCCTATATCTAAGTCAGTAAAATCTGTTTTATCTCTTTCATCTGATGCAACTGATAATGCAACCTGACAACTAAAAGTTTGAATATTACCATCGCCTAAACCAATTCTATTACTATGAGTTGTTCTTTGACCTCCAGGACTACCTGCTTTACCTGCTGCATAACCTAGTAATAAATTATTAGATCCTGATGTAAGATTAGCTCCTGCATTTGACCCAACACAAGTATTAGTGTGTGCTGTTGTAGCGTCTTCCATAGCATCAACGCCCACAGCTGTGTTGTTATCAGCAGTCGTAATATTTTGACCTGTTCTTCTACCAATTAAAGTGTTTGTATCCCCAGTCGTTAAATCTTGCCCTGCTTGACCACCAAAACAAGAGTTACCACCACCTGTAGTGAGATACCTAGCCGCAGCATTACCCATTGCTACATTATCATCACCAGTAGTACATGAGTTCAAACAAAAATAACCAAATCCATTATTACTACTACCACTTGTATTATCTTCAAGACACTTTGAACCAACAGCTGAATTACCATGTGCGGTATTAGATGATAATGCTCCTTGACCTACAGCAGTGTTTTGAAAATGTGCTGTTGCAGAACCTAAAGCACCAAGACCAATAGCAACATTCCATTTACCATTAGAACCAGTAAGTGCATCACCTGCGTTTACTCCAATACAAACATTACCTGGACCTACAGTTATAGAAGCACCTGCATTTTGTCCAATCAATACATTATAACTACTTGTACTAATAGAACTACCAGCATTTTGGCCCACTACTGTATTTTCTAAACCCGTTGTATTTAACGATAGTGCGTTTTGTCCAATTGCTGTGTTTCTATAACCAGTAGTGTTTGAAGTAAGCGAGCTTTCTCCTACAGCTGTATTTGCATACCCAGTAGTATTTGCATCAGCTGCTAGTCTTCCAATTGCTACATTTTCATAACCTGTAGTGTTTACTCCAAGAGCATAATAACCCATTGCTGTGTTTCTATAACCAGTAGTATTAAACCTTATAGCGTTAACACCTACTGCTGTATTATCATCTCCTGTGGTATTTGAATTTAAGGCAAACGCTCCTACAGCTGTTGCTTGTCCTGTAGTATTACTTGCCAAAGTACTCATACCTATACCAGTAGTATAGGTTGCAGTTGTAGTAGCAGCCATAGCATTTCTACCTACAGCTGTATTACTATGGCCTGTAGTATTTAAATTTAAAGCGTCTTTACCAACAGCAACATTATCATCTGCAGTCGTATTAGCACCTAAAGCGTCATCTCCTAAAGAAACATCAGATGCACCAATTGCAACATTATTATAACCTGTCGTATTTAATCTTAGTGCATGATATCCAATCGCAACATTTGCATCACCAGTTGTTAATGCAGAAAATACACCAACGCCCACACCAGTATTAAAATTTGCACTGTTTAAAGTACCAGTGCTAGTGCTACCAATTAAAATAGAACTTGTAAAATTAGAACCACCTTCTATATGTGTTGGTCCACCTGATGCGTCTTCCCATGCGACACCACTTCCTGTTGATGTCATTACTTGACCATCAGTTCCTTGCGCGCTACTAATTGTTAAATTATTAAGGTCGGCTGTACCTGTTACACTAATAGAAGTAAAAGTTGGTGTAGATCCTACAGTTTCTATTAGGTCGGACAACAAAGCTTTCTTCAGAGCATTATCCGTAGCATCAAAGATAAGCATAGAATCAGCCCCAACAGCCGTTACCTGAGTCTGTCCAGATATTACTGAAGGGTCTAAGTATTCGCCATGTATCTTTGTTTTTGCCATATTATCCTTCCAATGTTTCTATTCTAGTTTTTAAATCTTCTATTATTACATCTTGTTCTTTGATTGCATTTACTAATAATGCTACAACTGAACCATAATCCATTGCATAAGCACTGTTCCAATTTTCAGTTCCATCATCTTCAGCAGCATGATATTGAACTGCTTCAGGTATTATATCTTCTACTTCTTGAGCAATAAATCCAAACTTATATTTATTTTTTGAGACATGCCCTTGAATTTTATTTGACCTATTAACAGTTTGAAATCTTCTTCCTGTTAGTTGTTTTACTTTTGATAAAGCATTACTTATTGTTGTAATATTTTTCTTTCTTCTTCTATCAGAACCGGTAGCATACCCCCCATCAGACCTTACAACAACTGAAAAATCTGAACCTGATGTCCCTGGATAACTAGCTGAACTCATATTAGTTCCGTGAATTCTTAACTCTGATTGAGTACTTGCAGTAGAACTATAAGGAGTTGCATTTAGTACTGAAATACCTGGATAATCTGCCCATGTTCTATCAATAGCTAAACCTTGATAAGTAAACAGTACTCCATTTCTTGAAGTACCACCGCCCGCTGAACCTGTGTCAACTTTACCTGTTATTTTCATTGCATGGGTAGTGCCTGATAAAGCAAAACTTGGAGCTTTAACATAGAATTCTAGTGAACCAGCTTCCTGATTATTTGTTCCAACCATTGAAGAGCAACCAATTCTTGCATATGCATTATGGGCTCCAGCAGTATCTCCACCATTAAAATCAATAGCACCTAATTGGTAGTTTGATCCCGCATAACCTATTGCATCAATAACTATCTTAGCAAGATAATCACTTACATTACCTGTTCCACTTCTTTTCTTTCCAACATGTAAAGGCACTGTTAGGTTTGGTATGTATGTATAATTTTGAGGTATACCAATCGCAACATGACCCCCATCTGGTTGTAAATAGTAATTATAAGCAGTGGCAGTACCATCAGTTCTTTGCACTTGTGACCATACGTTACCATCACTGGATATTCCAGTTATAAGACCATATTTACCAGCAGCTGCACCATCTTGTTTTAAAATAGCAAAGTTTGCGTTACTACTTCCTAATCCTGGCGGATCATAGTTTGTAGTTGTACCTACAACAAAATTTTGTGCTGGGCTAGTGATTCCGCCCATTCCAATTTTTCCTGTAGTGTCAATACGAAATGACTCACTAGCGCCACTAAAAATAGCAAAATTTCTAGCAACTTGAATATTATTGACATACCCTGATTGTATATAATTTAAAGCACCTGAATCATGTACACTAATTTTTATAGCATTACCACCTGCAGTATTACAAACAACAATACCACTTGTTACGTTTCCATTTGTATCTGGTGCTCCTTCTGAGTTTACTGTTAAAGGACCAAACCCTGTAGTTTGACCAATAGAAACCTTACCTGAACTATCAATACGCATTCTCTCTGAACCATTAGTAAACAACCTTTGATTACCTGCTTCTCTGTTTTCTATAATTAAATCACTAGAACTCATATTGATTTCACCACCATCACTTGCTGTTGAACCAGTAGTTGAGTTATGTAATTTTATTCTTGGTGTTCCAGAGTTAAATATTGATAATACTGTATCAGAACCAACTGGTGCAGCAGTCATACCTATACCAACATGGCCTGAGCTATCAATACGGACTCTTTCTGAAGCATCAGTTTGGATATACATATAGTTGCCATTGTTGTTATATAAAACAGCACCTCTGTCATCATCATCAGTATCACCCATAACCATACCAGCAAGGCTAGATGTGCCTGAAACTGCTCCTATAATTGCATGGTCGCTTGAATTTTCAACAGTCAACTGTCTTGAAGGACTAGTCGTTCCAATACCAACATTAGTACCATTAAAGACAAAATTTGTTTCTCCCTCTAATCTATTTGCAGTACCACTACCAGTAATAACTCTGTTATCAGCATTGTTGTTAATAGTTGTTCCTGTAACTGTAGCAAACGATAAACTTCCTGAGCCATCAGTTTTTAAAAATTGACCCGCTGATCCGTCTGATACATTTAGTTGGTCTATACCTACAGCGTTGTCTGCTATTACGTTACTTGTGACTTTCGTATTTGCCATAATATTATCCTACCATGTATCCCCACCAATATGCTTGACTACCATATACTGCAGCTCCAGCATTCATAGAACTACCTGCTACTCTTACGGTTATTTCATCATTTGCATTGCATTCAATTAAACATTGATGACTGACATTACTATGTGAATCAGCTTGTGCACCAGCTTGAATTGTGCCTGAGTAATTGCTTCCGTCTTTATAGAAAGCAAAATTAAAGATACCACTAGTCCAAGGATAAACTAAAAAGTTTGCTCCAAATAAATAAACGCCTGCATGAGGAGCAGTAAATACTCCGCTAGCATGGTTGCTTTTTCTATCAAAAGATTCTGAATTAAAAGCTACTGTAGCAAAACTACTAGTTATCGTTTGACTGCTAGTTAATTTAGCCATAAACGCTGGTTGTTCAGGCATCTCGACCATACCTGTTGCCGTAACTTTAAACCTTGTAGCCATACCTGAATTAGATGTTCCAGTTTTAACAATAAAACCAGAGGAATCGTTATTACTTGTATCACCTCTATAAAAGCCTATTTGTGCTCTTGGGTATGATGCATTGTCTAAATCTGTATAATATTCTGTTAATGATTCTGCTGCCCAGCCTTGATTTTCATTCCAAATTCTTTGTACAACTAATGATGTTGCTGAATCTGCAGATGAGGTTTTGACAGTTAAACGGTGCGTTGGATCATCCCCTTCTCCGCCTATTGCCACATAACCAAGGTTGTTTATTCTCATTCTTTCAACTGATGAAGAAGCTGCATCTTTTGTTGTATGGAAAGTCATTCTTGTTGGGTAATCATTGCTCGCCCAAGTAGCATCTCCTTCTACCATAATTTTTCCAGCATTATGTATTCCTACTCCACCACTGGTAACACCACCAAAATGTATGCTTCCTAAATCATCATTATTAACAATACTTCCAAAACCTGTTTGTGATAATGTAAGTACAGAACCACCATCACTTCCTGAACCACCATCTGCAATATGAAGAGCTGAATTAGGTGCAGTCGTTCCAATTCCAATTTTTCCATCTTCATGTATTGATATTGCTCTCGTACCACCATTGATACCAATGTCTAAATAATCATCTGCACCTGTGCCTGATTGTACTGCTAAAGACCATGCTTCATTACCTGTGTGTGTAACCTCTAAAAAGTTACCACCACCTGATGCAATTGTTTGTACTATTTTACTACCTGAAGCACCTGTCAAATGTCCTGTACTGTCAATAGACCATCTTAAAGTATTTCTAGTAAAGAAAGTTAAGTCATCTGTAGCACAACCTATAAAATTACCTTCATTAGTATTTGAGTCTGTAATCTTTAAAAAAGTATTTGCAGTACTTGAATCTAAAGCTAATACCGTATTTGCAGTAGAACCTCCATCAATAGTAACAAGTTCATTAAAATTTGCACCTTTATTGAATAAAGCCTTACCTGCATCTGACATATCAAGGGTAAGAGCAGTGATACCAGAACCACCATCATTACCTTTAAATAATATGTCTTTATCTTGTACTGTGGCTTCTATTGAAAAATCACTAGAGCTATTGTTAAATTTTCCTATTTCAGTTCCAGCATCTTTAAAACTGATTTCACCACCATCAGAATCAAGATTGATACCACCTGCTACATCTATCGTTAAATCACCACTTGATAAATCTATTTCTGTGCCATCAATGGTTATGTTATCTACTACTACACCTGCATTAGCAGTTAAAACACCTGTAGAAGCTAGTGTTCCTGCAATACTTATATTGGTATCTAATTTTGCAGAAGTAATTGCATCATCTGCAATTTTAGCTGTTGTTACATTAGCATCTGTTATTTTTACTGTTGTTACAGAATTACTTGCTAGTTTTGCACTTGTTACATTAGCATCAGCAATAGTACTGGTGGTGACTGTATCTGAAGCTGGTGTGTTAAGTGCAGTTTGACTAAACATGATTACATCTATAGCTGTGCTATTGACTGGTGCAGTATCAAAGGTAAGAGTTGTACCACTTACTGTGTAAGTAGATTTGTGTTGATAAACACCATCAATGTAAATCTGTGTATTGTTTTCGTTTGTTGGACTTATAGATAATGTAAATGCAGTTGTAGAACCATCTCCTGTAAACGCATTTTGTGTAACAGAAGAACCTGCAATGTTTGCTCTTATATGATTAATTACAACTTTTCTATTATTAACAGGAGCAGTATCAAAAGTAACTGTTGTGCCACTGGCCACAAAATCTGCTTTGTTTTGATAAACGCCATCTATAAATATAATTAGATTATCTTCGTTGCTTACAGCAGAACTAATTGTAAATGCTGTTGTACTACCATCACCTGTAAAAGTGTTGGTTTCCATAGCACTTGCACCACCACTACCAGCAATTTCAGCAAACTCTGTACCATCATGTCCTTCAAACTTACCTAGTGTAGTGTTAAACCTAAAGTCACCTGCAGTACCTGAAGGTCTTTGTGCTGTCGTGCCCGAAGGTACTTTTATAGAATCAGTACCACTAAGTGTCATGTTGGCAAAAGTAGGACTGCTAGAAGTTGCTACAGCTTGTCCTATAGATACTTCTGTACCAGAAACAGAAACACCTGTACCTGCAGTAAGTGTTGTAATGTTTGCACTACCATCAAAGCTTACACCATTTATAGTTCTTGCATTTGCTAATGTTGTTGCAGTACTAGCTAAAGCTACAGCAATATTTGCACTTCCATCAAAAGAAGTACCACCTATAGTTCTTGCAGTAGCAAGTTTTGTTGCAGTAGCAGCATTTCCTGTTGTGTCCTGATTTCCTGTGGTATTTACACCTGCAAGGTTAATATTAGCTGTACCATCAAATGACACGCCGCCTATATTACGAGCAGTAGCTAATGCAGTTGCAGTATCGGCTAGTGCTACGGATATATTGCTTGTACCATCAAAGCTTGTACCACCAATTGTTCTAGCAGTTTCTAATGCTGTAGCTGTACTTGCATTACCAGTAACATCACCAGTTAGTGGCCCTGCAAAAGCATCTGATGTAACAGTGCCATCAAAAAAAGCATTTTTAAATTCAGCAGAAGATGTACCTAAATCAACATCATCATCTGTTGCTGGTACTAAAGCACCATTTGTAAGTTTTATTTGGTTTTGATTACCTGCAAAGAAATGTATTTCATCTGCAGTTCCAAAGTCTATTTTTGTTTGGTCATCTTCACCTATCTTTATATCAGTAGCTAATAAACTTGTAATAGTAGTTTGTGCAGGATTAATAACGAAATCTAATGTTCCATCACCATCTTCATAAGTTACAGTGATACCAGTTTCGGTATTGCTGGTAACCATACCTCCAACAATATCTTGTATTTCTTCTGTAGTTTTAGAAGCATCTCCATAGCTAAAAGAGCCATCACCATCTGATAAAACTGCTTGTCCTGCTGTACCATTACCTGATATGTTAAGTTGTGTAGCACCCACAGCATTGTCATCTATAGTTGCACTTAGTGCTACATTACCTGAACCATCAAAAGCAATTGCACTAGCTGTAATATCTCCTGATATGGAAAAGTTTCTACTGTTAGCTAAAGTTGTAGCTGTTCCTGCATTTCCTGATACGTTTCCTGTAACATCACCAGTTAAAGCACCAACAAATGCTGTAGAAGTTATAGAGGTAGCACCTGTAACAACACCAGCATCAATGACAATAGTGCTATCTAATACAATTTGCTGACCAGTAAGAGGAGTTATATTAAGGTCTGTACCAGCAGTGCTAGATATTGTATTACCATTGATGTTGATGTTATCAACTTGTAATGCTGTTAATGTTCCTAATGAAGTAATATTTGTTTGTGCTGCACCTGTAACCGTTGCACTTGTACCTGATACATTACCAGTTACGTTACCAGTCAAGTTACCTTCAAAGGTTGCTACTAAAGTACCTACTGCATAACCTGTGCCACTTGTGTTTACAGTAGTTGTTGGTTCTGCTTGTAAATCTTTAAATAACTTGAACTTACCTGAATCATTTGCATCTCTAAACAAACCTGCATATAAATCTTGTGAGCCTGAAGTGTCATACAAACCATAGAAGC